AGATGGACAGCAGGATCTTGTTTTGCAGCAAGGACACGAAGACGTTTTGCTCTCCGTTTTTGACTTTGACTTGCATCGTGTGATGGTTCATGATTTCTCCAGTGTGTAGTACCAGTATGGGCCTTTGCGTTGACAGGCAATGTTGATGCCGTTTTGTCTCAACTCTGAGATGATTGAGTTGACAGCGCAGACATTCGCATGTCTGATGATGTCCAGAGTGCTGAATTCACCGCCAACTTCCAGCAACTTCAACACCCTGTTCAGCCGATCACTTTTATCGAGTCGGGCGCTGTTCATGTTCAGAACGGCAGATCTGCGTCATCAATGTCAGGAGCCTGACGAACTGGCTTGCGCTCTTCCTCTTCCTTCTTGGGGCTATTGATGTAAGCCCAGCCATCCCAGCCACCCTCTTTGAGCGGGATGCTATCGATCTTGAGCATCGGGCCGTTCTTGGTGTCAATGATGCTGCCAATACGGCTATACCGCTTCTTCACCTCACCCTGGGCATTCTTGTACTCGCCAACAACGCAGGTAATTTCTTTCAACACTTTGCTCATTTCATTCTCCAATCTTCTGTTTCAACGCTTGCACTTTTTCATCCACTTCAGCCAGGAACTTCTTGACCTCAGTTTCAGCCTCTTCAATCCACCTGTCATCCCGATTTACCCTAGCAATAAAAAGTTGGGCTTTCGGTGGGAACCGTGGGTCAAAAACAACATAGTCACACCAAGGCCGGTCAGCACAGCGCATTTGCCATTGCATTTGAGCGAAGTACTTTGACTCCACCGGATTGTTGGACAGTATGACTTCCAGGAAAGTCTTGGACTCCGGGCACTTGATCTCCACCATGCCACCCTCTACAAGGCCATCAGGAGACGCTCCAGCCATCGCAATGGTCGGGTGATGGATAAACCCCACCTCCTCCACCAGAACGCCCCTATAGGCCTCGTATGCAGCCCTGGCGAACTGCTCTTGTTCAATGCCCCACTGGATGGCCGCACTGGTGTAGCCATCTACTCGGTTGCCAGTGATGCGCTCCAGGATTAGCTGGGTCATGTAATGGCCACGATCAGCACCGTAGCCGGTCTTGGTCTTCGCTAGCACTTTGTGCAGATTGCTGGCGGTGACTTTACCCAGGCGCTGCTGGAACCACTCGTCGGTGCGCTGCTCATCCACGGTAACTCCTTACTTTTAACATTTCGTCTGCCATCTCATAAGCCACTTGAGCAATGTCAATTTCGTGTTCTGCCCAATCAGGCAAAAAGCCCCCTGATTTACTCCAAATACCCTGCAAAACTTGAGCCGCAAAGTAATCGCGCATGGTCATGCTGTTGGCATAGCCGCCGTATTTGGACAGCCATGTGTCATAAGTTTCAATTGTGTTGGTGTCTTTCATGCTGCTTTCTCCTGCTTGGCACGAGCGATTCGGGCTGCTTTGGCCTCAATCACTTTCTTGATGGAGTCCTGATGGCCCTGGCAAGCCTCGTAGGCCTGTTTGTAGACAGTCTGAAGCTCTTCCCCGGTCACAGTGGCCTCGATGGCTGCAAGCCAATCTGTAATGTCAGGCGCATCACCCTCGGGCAGATCTTCCCCGGCATAGATGTACAGACCCAAACCATGTAAGCTAAGAGCCTTAGTCATGCAGCGCATGATGGCCGTGTTGACCGCAAACGCATCTGGGTTAGGGATAGCCTTGTTGCGGTGATCCATAACCGGAAGCTGGCAGGTCATGGGCTTACCAAAGATCGTTACTGTGACCCAGACCAGAGCAGTGCCTCCTGGCAGGGTCATGAACGGCTCTTCAGTGTACTGATCTCGCTTGAACGTCTCCACCTTGAAGGTGGCTGTTGGATCAGCCTTCAGTGCTTCAGCCCAGGCCCAAGCCCACGATAAGTAGGTCAGGTTGGACTTCTTCTCGGTATGCTCGTTGACGTTAGTCTTGAGCAGATTCTCGATACTCATCTTCTCTCCTTGAAAGACCCCGGCGGGATTGCTAGGGCATGGGAGTGGATTGTACAGTTCTCTTAACGCCACACAAGACTTTTTCATAGGGACTTACCCTAACCCGTGGCCAGTGAATGTAGAGTACACTGTACGGATGACCAAAGAAGAGGCGATCAAACGGGCGGGTTCGCAAGCTGCACTGGCTCGGATACTGGGCGTGTCCAGGGGCGCAGTGAACCAGTGGAAGCAGATGCCACAGGGCCGCGTCTATCAACTGATGGTCATCAAACCCGAGTGGTTTGTAGGGGCTTGACAAGTCCACAGAAATCCTAGACACTGCACTTGTTGTCGTAGCGGACAGCAAGTAAGGCCGTTTAAGTCTATCCCTGGCCCCGGATCCTCCCGGGGTTCCGCTACCGGGGATAGAACTTAAGCGGCTTTTTTGTTTTCCGAAGACAACCGTCAGGGCGCGTTAGCTGATGGTCTGCATGGACTGAACCCGAGAAACACCGCACACCGACACACCCCGGTGCAAAAGGCGACCAGCGTTGATTGACCGACTGGTAAAGCGTGAGGGACACGGTGGAACAAGACCTCTCGTATAAGCGAATCAATCCGTCAGGCGCACTTGGGCTGATGACTGCTTTTTTGGTTTAATTAAGATGAATTTCGGTAGCAGATCGAAAGCTGGAGCGGGAGGATCGTAGTTATCCACCCTTGGGGAACCTATGACTGAAAGGAAATCAATGTTTGAGAGTGGATTCGACAGATTCTGGGCAGCATGGCCAAAGTCATTCAGAAAAGGCGGCAAAGCAGCCTGCCTAGCAAAGTGGAAGAAGACCTACTGTGAGACGTGTGCAGATCAGATCGTCAAGCACGTTGAATGGATGAAAACAACCGATCAGTGGCGAAAAGACAACGGTGCATTCATCCCAGCACCACTTGTCTACCTAAATCAGCAAAGATGGGATGGGGCTGAGATTCCAGAAATCAAAAAGCCCCTCACAATGGAGCAAGAGTACCAACAGCGGATTGCCAACACAGTCCCGATGCCTGACCACATTAGGGAGCGTCTGGCTCAGATCAGGCGAGGCGTATGAGCGCAAACCAAACCCAGGTCGGAGGCACACACTATACGGCCAAAGCGATCCAGCCTTGGGAGGCAATGCAGGCTTGGATGACCGAGGAGGAGTTTTCGGGATTCCTGCGCGGCAATGCCATCAAGTATTTGGTGCGGTACAAGGACAAGGGTGGCGTAGAAGACCTACGCAAGGCCCGGCACTACTTGGATAAACTCATTGAGATGAACATCAAACCATGACACATGAGCAAGCCCAAAAAATCCTCGACAAAGTACGCGAGGGTGTTGCCTACCCGTCCGGTGTTGTGGATTTCGCCCTATTCCTCACCGGAGACATTGATGCACATGAGGCGAACCGAGGCGAGGGAATGGGTAGAGCGGTACAAACGCAAGGCCAGACAAGTTGGGGCAGAGCAAGCCCGGATTTGGTGGAGCGTCATCATCTCGGCCATTGAACGCAAACGGGGCTTAGACGCGGCAACCGAACTACGGCGGCTGATGAATGAGGAGCGAAACAAGTGATTGATCCATTTAAGATAGATAGCCCGACTTGTATCAGCTTTAGCGGCGGTAGGACTAGCGCCTATATGCTTTGGCGGGTACTGCAAGCAAACCAAGGGCTTCCGAACGAGGCTGTGGTGTGCTTTGCGAATACCGGCAAGGAAGACGAGGCGACATTGCGTTTCGTAGATCGCTGCTCAAAAGAGTGGGATGTGCCAATAACATGGGTTGAATATGCAGAGGGAGAAGAAACAAAAGACAGGTTTAGGGTTGTTGATTTTGAAACAGCCAGCCGAGATGGTGAACCTTTCGAAGCGATTATTCGGAGGCGCAACTATTTGCCTAATCCTGTCAGCCGTTTTTGCACAGTAGAAATGAAAGTTCGGGCTATCCATCGCTATTTAAAATCAATTGGATGGACGGAATGGGATTCAATGCTAGGAATCCGAGCAGATGAGCAGCGCAGGCTGGCTAAGATCGGAAACCAGGACTATGGTAAACATGAGGAAAAAATAGCGCCATTAGGTCGTGTTGGTGTCACAAAAGAAACAGTAGGAGAATTTTGGCGTAATCAGCCGTTTGATCTTGAGTTACCAAATATCAATGGAGTGACGTACCACGGGAATTGTGATTTGTGTTTTCTGAAGGGCACTAGCCAGACAATGAGCCTGATCCAAGAAAAACCTGAGAGGGCTGTTTGGTGGGCCAAGATGGAGGCGCTGGCGCTGGCGCTGGCTTCTAAACCTGACGGCGCACGTTTTCGGA